AATACGGGCAATACTCCAAATCGGTCATATACAAGATTTTCTGTCCGTCCGGAGTCTTAATCAAAAATCCGTTATTCCAACAACCGTTGTGCGGAACATCAAAAGCCTGTATTCTAAAACTCCCCAATGAAAAACTCATGGACTTTACATTTCCGGATTCATACGGCGCAACAACTCTTATCCCCATGTGCCGTAAATCATCAATGCTTTTACTGTGGTCTGCGTGCTGGTGCGTAACAACCGCACCGACTACACTTCTTACATTCCAGTTCAGACCACGCTTAATATCCATGATTGGTATTCCGGCATCAATGATAAGGACTTCTCCGTTATCAGCTTCCAGAAGATAGCAATTTCCTTTACTTCCGGAAGATAAGCATTTCAGATTAATCATCTTTGCCACCAACCGTAAGAATAGCCGGGTTTACAGTTCCTTCGCCCTGATAATTGTATTTTCCATTGTGCCACATTCTTAATTCATCACCGTATTTCCACACTCTTGATAGAATATTAACAGAACAACCATACATAAATCCCGTGATTCTTTCTGTGTTTGCTTCATCACTTAATTGTTTTGCGTTATCGACAATTACCTTCATCGGACAATCGGAAGAGTTGTCTATTTTTTCTTCCAAAAGTCCCGCCCATCTTTCAGCGAATGTAAAACACGCTCTGCTATAAGAATCGCTGTTTTTGTCGTACCATTCCTTGTATTCTTTTTCTTTTCCCTCAATAATCTTCATTTTCACACCTCATCTTCCTTTGAAAACTGAAATACTACGCATCCGTTTTTACGCGCTTCGCGCAACATTTTAAGAGCCTTAAGTGCTTTTTCTTGCGTAGAATACCAATCCATACATGGGCTAGGGTTTTTAAAATGTACCGCTATTATGCAATTTTCTTCCGTGCTTGCACCGAATATATGACCTTCATATGGAATATCAAGTGTTCCGTCCTGACTTATAACTCTCATCAAAAAACTCCTTTCTAAACCATTTTTACATTTTCAATGTGGTATCTTCCCATCCCGTTCTTGCGTTGCGATCCAATGCCAATATATTTTCCTGTTGTATTAATAACAGATAAGATTGTTTCAGGTGGGAAAACAATATCAACGCAACTAATCAAAATATCGCATTTCCAACCGCTAAAAACATTCTGTGTCTGTATAACAGAGGTTGTGCACATTTCATTAGTCGGAACAAGAGTATCTTCAATTCTTACAGAAGAAAACGTAATAGGAAAAATGGTATCTCCCATACACAATGCTCTTGTAAAATCAGTTCCGTTTTTACCTGTACTGTCCTTGTAAAAAGTAACAAATGCTTCTTTAAAACTTTTTCTAAAGCCAATTCCGAGCAAGCAAGGCTGATTTTCTTTCATGTAATTCTTCCATTCATCTTCCGTGTAAAGAGAAATATCTTCATCGTGATATTCAATAGGATTCTTCCAGTGAATAGAAGTAATTCTGTTCTCCCAAATATTCTTAGATTGTTTAAATATATCTGGCAAATCACTTCCTTTGTCATGCGACTGTCTCCAAACTTCCGATTGAACATACAGCCTGTTTCTAGAAGATAAAATCAAATCAGTATCTCCAACAAGAGAAATAAGCATTGTAGTTTCTTTCAGCGGTTCGATTGTAATTTTCTTTGCTTTTGCCATTTTTTCTCCTTTCTTTTGCATCATCAAGTGCCTAACAGGTAAGTCAAAATCTATGTGGTTTATCTATTTTTTGCTACGCTGTTCTGCATTATAGTTTTCTGCTCTGTAGTTTGCTGTTCTGTAGTGTTTTGGTAAGAAATCAACTTACCTACTAGACACTTGAAAATGCCTTTTGTACTGATAGGCATTGCGTCAGCTTTAAAATCAATTTTTAGTTATTTTTCCTGTTCTGCATTTTGCTTTATTGAATTATTGACTTTAATGCCAACATAACACCTACCAGTACACTAAATATATTTTTGTTCCTTTATAATGCTTCTATTGCTTCAAATACCGACTCCAATTCGGTAAGTGTAGAATATCTCCTTTTGAAACTTTCAAGTTCCGATTTCGCCCGTTTAAGCAATAACTGATATTCGTCCTCTTGCACAAGAAATTGTGTCGTTGGCTGATAGACGGTTTTTTCGGAACTAATCTGAAAGCATCTTACAGGCTGTTCCTCTTTTGTGGCCTTTTTATACACAAGGTTTACAATTATCTGTCTTGCCTGTATCAATCTGTACTTTTCGGCAGCTACGGAATCGTCCCACTCAAAACACTTATGAAGTTCAGAATCTTCGTTCCTTGCCTTTTCCAGTAACTCTTGCGGAGAAATTTTGTTGTCCCCTATTTCATCCGCAATCTTTTGAGCGTCTGCCTTGTAAATACCTTTAATCTTCCACTCCGCTTGCATAAAACTCCTTTCTCACATCAATCACTTTTGCGGTCAGTGCATATTTCAACGACATTTTCGGTCTTTTATGCGGACAACAGATAAAATCTCGGCAAATCTTCGGTCGAACCGGATAAATCTCGCATTTGTCCTTATCTTTCCTTGTGTTCAAAAACGGACAGTTCATATCAAATGATACATTGGCGGTTGGAACTAAAATTCTCTGCTCCTTAATCTCATGTTCCGTAATGTATTTCTGAATGACTTCAATTTCCACTTTCGTCATAGGAAGAAAGTTCGAACAGCACGAACCGCATTTCGTACATTCTCCGTTGTCCGTCAAGTCATATACACCGCTTGAAAAGTCCCGAATCATGTCTTCTATATCACCCTGTTTCATCATGCCTTATCCCTCTGCAAACGGAGCCGTTGCCGACTGTCCGTCCGGTTCGGTTACAACTTTTCCCTCTGCAATTTCTTCAAATTCCTGTGCATTGGCGTTCTGTTCAATGTCCTTCTGCACAATCTTCTGTAAATCTTCCATTGGATATTCCTTGAAATCTCCGTCCTCTAATTCTTCCTTTGTGTGAATACCAAGCGTAAGTTCAGGACAGTTTAAGGAAGAAAAGAATGAAGCTGCACGGTAGCGAAGCATAAGCTGTGGCATGGTTTTCCACTTACTGCCGTTCTTTCCGTACCACCCTTCGTCTTTTGCCATTTGCATATTGACTTCCATGCCTTCAATTTTTCTGCCGTTTTTCGTAGTCCAAGCCACGCAAGAATACGGCTTTCCATCCTTGTCTTTCGTCTCTTCATACTTCAATTCCATGTCGAATTTTCCGGACTGGTTTATCATGGCAATCAAGAATTTCGACGCCCATGACGGTTTTCCCTGAATCGGAAACAAGTTCTGCATAACCATAATTGGACTGATATTAAGTCGTTGCGCCTGTTCAATCGCAATCAAACAGTTTGACGGATTCTTCTGGTAAATCTGCGGAACAATGGTTGATTCCGAAAGTGCCTTTGCCATTTGCATCGCCATGATAAAGTTGTCCGAAGTTCCAAAGATTCCAAGGCTATAATCTGTAACCTTGTTTGTGCTTTCCTTTACTTCTGCCTTGTTTTTAACTGCTACCTCTGCCGTTTCTGCCATAATCACTTAATCTCACTTTCTTCTGGTTTGTTCATAGGGAAATCATCATCAACAACCAATTTCGCCGGATAAATCTTTTCAATGCTCTTCGGCATCAACGCAAACAGGCTACCGTCAATAATGTTTTCAAATTCCAAGGATCCACGCTTACCGAATCCATTAAACTTTCCTACGATGCTCTTTCCTTCTGCCGTAAACAACAGCGAATCGCCTATCTTGATTTCTGCGCCGTTTGTTGTTTTGGCGCATATGTTTGTGGTCTTTTCAATTTTCATGTCCTACCTCTGTTTATTTTTGGTTTAAAATTTCATACAGCTTTTTCAGTCTTGCTTCTTCATCATCAAGAACGTTCATTTTCTCGACGATCTTTCGGATAAACAGTTTTCTGGCGCAATCTTCGTCATTCTTATATTGAACAACAACCAGATTTAATCTACCGATAACCACGCCGATTTCCGTTTTTCTTACCAGTTTGTCCGTATAACCTTCTGGAAACTTTGCAGAAGCAACATATGATTTTGGCTTTTCTGCAACCTCGCACTCTTCAATTCGAACACCACCGATGACACCAGAATCTAAAAAGTGAAAATACAACTTCATACCTCTACCTCCTTTTCAAGTGAAATTAACTGTTCCACAATTTTCTTGCACTCTTCTTCTACATATTTCAAAGTTCTTACTTCTAATTCTTTGTTTCGTTCCCGGTAAAATGTCTGCATTATTACAAACGGCTTCATTACCCGTTCATCGTCCTTGTAGTACTCTTTGATTTTTTCAATGTCGAATCCATCAAAACAATGTCCGCAGTCAAAACCAATCCATAAGATGTCTTGATCTCTCTGCCCGTAAAGATAATTTTCCACGTATGTAATTCCACCGTGACAATTAATTCCTTCAATATTTATTGCTTTTTCAGAACGAATCCCAACATATCCAGTCCTAAATCCGATAGGTTGAAACAAAACAACGCAAGGATATCCTTTGTATTCAAATCGACTTTCTTGAACTGGCTCACCCATTCGCGACTCCTTTCACGGACAATTCCTTTTCATCCGTCCTTTTCAGTAAAATAAGCTGACTTTCAATCTCCGGAATACGCCAATCGTCAACAGATTCTGTATCATCAACAATGATCGGGATCTCCACTTCATATTTCTTCTGAAATGCCCGGCAAATGTCGATCTCAACAAGAATTCTTGCGCCGTGGTTCAATCTCTGGCCGTATGGCTCTCCGTTATAGATAAATTCACAGCATTCTTCTGTGTCACCGTTAATAAGAGGACGGAACATTTTCACCTTGCAGAAATTCAAGTAACTGTTCACATCAGCTTCCAGAAGTTCATTTTTCTTCCAGCTAAACCGTTTCAACAGGTCAAGTTGTGCCTGAACGTCTGTGATTTTCTGTGCAATATCTCTCTTTTCCTCTTCCAGTTCTGCGATTCTGTCATCTAATTGTGCATTGAACGCCGACTTCGCAATTTTAGCTTGAACCTCTGCCAATTCTGCATTCACAAGGTCTCTTTCTGCTTTGTGTTTCACTCTGATATCATCAATGGAATTTTCTTTTTTCATCGCAGCTTCCATTTCCAAAATCTGTTTCTGTATTTCCTTTACCTCTCCCGTATTGGAAATATCCACAACAGCCGGAATTGCATTGTATTCAGCATTTAACTTTGCAATCTCATCAAGAATCTTCTGCAATTCCGCTTTCTTTTCCTCGATGGACTCATGCATCTTTGAAATCTCCGCATTTCCGTCATCAATGTAAGATTTCAGATTCATGCCCTCTTCTTCGATACGTTTCAGTTCATCGGCCTTGTGTTGCTGAAATTCAGCCTTTAACTGGTCTTTTTTCTCTTCTGGGTATTCTTGACCGCAATAAGGACAAACCAGTGTAGAATCGTCAAATACACGGTCATGTTCCGTCTTCCATTTCTCCGCAAGTTTCTTACGTTCTTCTGCTTTCTCAAGAATCGAATTGGAAAGATACTTGTCCTTGAAAGTAAGATCCTTAATTTCGGCATCTAACT